ATCTTTTCATTCAAATTGAGTACGACATCACTGGATTACCACTTCCAAGACAAAATATAGAGTTTATCTTACAACCTTCTAGGGTCTAATGGCATTCAATCAGTTTACTAACCTCGATTTTAATGATATAAGAACTCAGATTAAGGACTATCTGAGATCAAATAGTAGTTTTTCGGATTTTGACTTCGAGGGATCGAACTTTTCTGTTCTGATCGACACATTAGCGTATAATTCTTACATTACTGCCTACAATACTAACATGGCAGTCAATGAATCGTTCATTGATAGTGCGACACTGCGTGAAAATGTCGTATCATTGGCACGAAACATTGGATATGTACCTAGATCAAAGAAATCATCGATTGCAAAAATCACTTTTAACGTAAATGTAAGTTTAGTAGACGCAAGATCGGTTAAATTAAAGAAAGGAGTTGCTGCATTGGGTGCTGCAGCAAACGGAAACTTTATTTTCTCAGTTCCAGAAGATATTACAGTAAGTCCAAACTCTTCAGGAGTTGCAACTTTCAGTGGAATTGAAGTTTATGAGGGAAATCTCCTCAAAAAGACATTTAGAGTTGATGACTCTCAACCAGATGCAAAATATATCTTACCAAATGATGGTATTGACACTTCTACAGTTAGAGTCACAGTTACAGATGGCGATACAAATGCCACACAAGAGTATACGCCATATCAAAATATCTTTAATGTAACACCAGACACTCGTCTATATCTCATCCAAGAGATTGCTGATGAAAAATACCAAATTCTCTTTGGAGATAACATTCTTGGTAAGAAACCAGCAAACGGTAGTACGATTGAAGTCACTTATATCAAAACAAATGGTTCTGCTGCAAATGGTGCTCAGAACTTTACCTTTTCAGGCAATCTAACCTATTTCTCAACAGGACAAGAGAAGTCTATTACGTCTGGAATCTCCGGTGTAACGACTCTACAAGCGTCGGAACAGGGCGATGACATAGAAAGTATTGATAAGGTTAAATACCTTGCTCCTAGGGTCTATGCTTCGCAATATAGAGCAGTTACTGCGACAGATTACACTAGTCTGATACCTTTTCTCTATCCTAATATCGAATCTGTCACTGCATATGGTGGTGAAGAACTTGACCCACCACAATATGGTCGAGTCTTCATTACAATCAAACCAAAAAATGGTGAATTCTTATCTGACGTTGCAAAAGACTCAATTAAGAATGATTTGAAGAAATATGCTGTTGCTGGTGTCAAGCAAGAGTTCTTAGATCTGAAATATTTGTATGTTGAGTATGATTCTACAGTCTCATATGACCCAAGTTTCGTTACTAACCCATCACAACTCTATACAAGAATTGTTGAATCAATCAACAACTATGCAAAATCATCTGATATCAATTCTTTTGGTGGAAGACTGAAGTATAGTAAACTTATTTCACAAATTGACCAAGTTGACACTGGAATTACTTCAAATATCACAAATCTGGTGATTAGAAGAAATATGGTTCCTGCATATAATCAACTTGCTAACTATGAACTCTGCTATGTTAATAAATTCCATGCAGAGGTCGAAGGATTTAATATTAGGTCTTCAGGATTTACTGTTGATGGTATTGAGGGAACAGTTTTCTTGACTGATGTGCCCGATACCGATATTACAATTCCTGGAAGACCTTCACAGGTAGTTCCTAAGACAGGATCTATCTCTATTATCAGAATTGATGAAAATAACGTAATTAGTACGGTCATTTCTGATGCAGGTACGGTTGATTATGAAAAAGGTGAAATTATTCTCTTCCCAATCATCATTACATCTACATCTCTTGAGAATCGCATTGAAATTGAAGCGACTCCTGACTCAAACGATATCATCGCAAAAGAGAATCTTTATATCGTCCTAGATACTACAGGAAAGAGTGTACTTACACTCAAAGAAGACCTGATTACCTCTGGATCTAACAGATCTGGCAGTAATTACATT